CATATAAATAATACGATTGCAACTCTTCAACCAAATAAAAGGATCCGTGCTTGTGGAAAATATATCATTTAAAGATTACTTGCTCACAAAGGCTCGGCTAAAGGAAGCGTTAGAAGAAACCCCTTTTAAAATCGCGAAGTATAAAGTTACGAAATACTGCAAGTTGGAATTACTCGAGGTTGAAGAGCCTCTGTCATTGAAGCCATCCAATGAGCTTATTATTGAATGGGTATATGCAGATGTTAATGCCCCCACAATTGAACGTGTAGTGTTCATTACTAAAGAATCAAGTCAGATCGTTAAGGTTAAAAGAGACTCGCACAAATTTGCTAAGTGGTTGGCAACAAATTGTGATGTGGTGGACTAATTACACCAATCCACGCTCTATTGCAAGCGTCGACTATTAGTATATGACGCTTTCTCACATCATAGAAATCATCAGTAGGCAATCGTCGTACAATTGCTCCATTCAAATTCCCTCTGTAGTGCCTACGAGCTAGTTCATTGCTCAAAGGGATCCATTGTTCTTTCAATTGTTCATTCCATACTTTTATTAGTAAGTTACCTTTTGGTGTAAATCTGACAACTCTACCTTCCAACCAAGTATCTTCTGAATCAATTTGAAGCACACAATCTGTTCCATCCTCAAATACGCATGTTGTTGAATAATATTCTGGGGATAAAAAAATTGGCCTCGTAATCTGAGACCAATCGGAAAATGCTACGTCACGTACACCCGCCCACCATTTATTACCCAACAGATATGTTGGAACGCATAAGTTGTCGTGAGATACATTTAAAGGCTTTGCAGTATCTTTACGGTATACTACTTCATCTTGCTCCAGAGGAACGCCATTCTTCCATAAAACGAGTCGTGCTAATGATCCTGAGTAGATATCGTGATTGACAATGCATGGATGACTATTTTCTCCTAATGATAACGTTAAAGGTTCAATCCACTCTACATCTACATCTGAACATTCAATAGGTATCAATCCACTTGGGTACATTTTTGTTTTTGACTTTAGCTTACATAATACAGTTGGCATAATGGTCTCCATATGAATTGAACTAAATTAAGTATACAAATTTTGCACAAATTTACAAACGAAGGGATTGATAATAAATAGACAGATACTAAGGAGCTAACTAGATGGCAACATTTGACACATATTCAGACAGTCCTCACCACATTGCACATGAAGGCAAGGAATTAGTGGTAACCCAGACTCGTCTCAGTCCTACAACTATACAAATCACATGGACGATCCCACATTCGATGAGTTGCGATTTGCCACTAGCATACAACGGGGCAATTGTTACTATCGATAGCACCCCAACCAGTTTGGCAAAACGTCCTGTTGATGGTACCATTTACCAATCAGATGCTACTGCAAGTTCTTCTTTATTTGCAGGTAGCACAATAAGCACCGCAAAGGTTGTAGGGGCATTTTACGATGATATTACTACAACGTCAGTAACGGTTACTGATGCTCCTGAAGGAGTTCCGTATTATGCAACCGTACATGCTGTAGATAATGTATATCGTTACTATGCAGCTGGAGCTAGTTCCTATTCTTTACCTGAATTAAAACAAGTTGAACTCCCAACTAGTGGATATCAATTAGTATTTTTTGCAAATCCCGTTCCAGCTGTACCACCACAAACGCCTCCTACAACACCTGCGGTTTATGGTATTACAGCTGGAATGTCTACTGGTCTGGATCCCACAACATCGTATACGTGGTCTATGCGAATAGATGCAAATGAGTCAATTCCATTTTCTATAAACGGAGCCGATGCTCAGACGTTTGGTGGTCTTGTATCAGCAATGAATCGTGCATTCATAATGAATGGCAATCCTTCTGTCAGCACAACTGCACCTTCTGCAGGATCATATTGGTATAACGCAACAAATAAGACTTTGCAATTGTACAATGGTACATCATACACTGTAGCACCAAATGCTATTATTGGCACAGCTGATCCTATGCAACCAAGTAATGGGTCATATTGGTTAAGTGGAACTGACCACAACTATGTATTAAATAAATGGATGGGTGGTCAATGGAATAATATGCCATTTATCACTATGAAGCGTGATCCAAGAATGCCATATTGTAATGATTATTGGTTTGATGGTACTACACTATACAAATGGAATGGTGGGGTTTGGATAGTCCAGCCAGTTATTGCTCAAAACCTCGATCCTACTTTGCCTCCTATTATGGGTTGCAATAGTTACTGGGTAAATAACAATGTTGTATACCAATGGGATGAAAAACATTGTAAATGGGTATCTGTTCCTTTTGTAACAGTATCTCCAACGACTCCTACAAGTGGCCAATTATTGTTGGATAGTACTAATCATATATTGTCTATATGGGATTCGGTAGATTCTACGTGGAACAATGTGAATGCTTCATTTTCCACATCTGATCCATCATTGAAAGTAACATTCCCACAAGGTACAGTATGGTTAGATACTATATCGATGAAGTACCATCATTTGGATGGGTCGTCGTGGGATTGCATACATCCGTTGAATGTATCTGTCAAACCTCAAAATATACCTGAAGGATCAATCTGGTTCAACCCTGTCAGTAAAGTATGGTCACTATTGCAAATGGGTGTATGGCATCCATTTGGAGTCCAATCTTATCCTACTGCACCAAACGTTCCTGTTCAAGGTGCATTGTGGTATAACCCAGCAAGTGGCATATTACAACAATATAACGCTGGAGCATGGACTCCTGCTACCGTAACGACATCAGCTATTACTCAAACGTTAGGTAGTCAATGGTATAATCCTTCAACTAATTTATTATCAAGTTGGAACGGTTCTACGTGGTCTATGATACCTCCTGTAGCTGTAGCATCGATTACAGATAAAAACGAATTGAAATTGACCTCTAGTACTGTAGGAAGTAAGTCTCATTGCGGAATCAGTAATCCTGGAACATTATTCTTAACGTCAACTTTAACACCCAATCCTACTCATCATAGAGCTGTTAAAGGTACAGATCCTGTATCACAAGAGCCTAGCTATGCCACCATTGGTGTTGGTACAGATGGAAGTCAGGACGAACGGAGAAAGTTGGTTGATGTAATTAAAGCTGTACTCGGATATCCTGTAATGGAAGTTGAATTAACTAAGTACCAAATGGATACCGCAATTAACATGGCACTGGAGAAATTGAGAAGTTCCAGCTCTGCACCATATAAACGAGCATACTTCCCGCTTGAATTGCATCCACGTCAGCAAACATATAAATTGACGGATATGACGGTAGGGTTCAATAAAGTTGTAGATGTTATGTATTTGTATCGTCAGCAATCCACCTTTATGGGAACGGCTGCAGGAAATGATATATACGGTCAAATGATGATTCAAAACTTATTCAATATGGGTAAGTTTGATTTGATTAGTTACCATATGGTATCGTCTTATGTTAAAACAATGGGACAAATCTTCGCATCTGAAATTCAGTTCGTCTGGGATGAATATTCTCGTACTTTGCAAATATTTAAAGACTTTCCTCTTCCAGAAAAGATTTTAGTTGATGCAATGATTGAACGTACTGAACAAGATCTATTTACCGATCGTTGGACACGTAACTGGATCCAAAATTATGCAACGGCACAATGTCAATATATGTTAGCTGGGATTCGCGGCAAATTCTCATCCGTACCTGGCGCGGGCGGAAGTGTATCTCTAAATTCCTCAGATTTAATATCTCGTGCTGACGCATTAGTTGCTCAATGTATGGACGAGATTGATAACTATGTTGTTAATAATAAAAACGATTTTGGTTTAGCTACTGATTTCGTGATTGGATAATTATGTCTGATAATTCATGTAACACTGGGGCCTGGGGCCCCATTAAAACGGCAGATACAGCCTCACCATTCCAATTTACACTGAGCAACGATTCAGCCATAATGAATAATTATGTAAATGAATCAATTTTGGTTGGTGGAGCCGATATTAATATTTTTAAAATGTTAGGTATTCACCAACAAGGTAAATTAACAGACCTAACGGGTCGGGGAATGCCGATATCAAGTCCAAGTCAACCGGCATATGAAAATCAGTACGCATTTGATTCAACGTGTGGTGAATGGCGCTCTATGGCTCGGGGTAAGGATGTATTGAGTTCAGCTTTCATTGGATATGATTTTGGCGAGATAAAATTAGCTAATGGCCGCGATCAATATGGTGTCAATACATACGTACAACGAAACGTTGCCTCTATAAAGTTGCAACAGGGTGAACATAAGCAGAACCGAGTAACTAAGTGTCGTGTTGAATACTCTGAAGATGGCAAAACCTGGAGAGGGGCTGCAGTTATAAATGTACCAGATAATGGGAATCTAAATACAATTTCATTTAATAAAACCGTACCATCCAAATTCTGGAGACTACGACCTTTGGCATTTAATGGTGGTGTTAATGATTATTGGGTTGTAGATAAATTGCAATTAACAGATTTCACGTCTGTTTCAATTACAAACACTCAAGATGATTGGGGCTTCTTAGAAAATCGTGATCGTGAATATGCCACATCTAGTACACATGTAAAAGGTACCTACGAAATGGTAGATGTATCGTCATTCCTAGCTAGATTTGGTATGGAAACATCGGACGAGTTTACATTGAAATTTAACTTCATGTCTTTGGTTGCAAGTTTAGGTAGACCTTTATTGATTGGAGATATTATTGAAATACCTAGCCAAATTCAATACGCGCCAGATATGACTCCTGTTCGTAAGTACATGGAGATAACACAAGTATCATGGGATACGGGCGGATTTACACCTGGATGGGTACCAACGCTTGTGAGAGCAGTAGCGGCACCACTAATTGCAAAGCAGGAGGTGATGGATATAGTTGGCGATTTTGCAATTAAGAAAGATAAAACTGGCTTTGTAACTAATAATCCAACTATCTTTAGTGGTTTAGCTGATATTTTAAATGAACGTATAGATGCGGCATCAAAAGATCTAGTACCTGAAAAAGGTGAAGATATGTCACATAAACCAATAATTCCTGATGCTGCACGTATAGCAGCAAAAGCTTTAGGTACAGATATAGATCAACTGAACACCCCTACTACAAATACAGGTTATGTTGAAGATGCTATGCCACCAGGAGGAGAGCCATACACTGAAGGGGATGTATTGCCAGAAAACCCAAAGGATGGAGACTATCACCGTTTAACCTATTTAAAAACAGATAAAACGCTGCCGGCACGTTTATACAGATATTCCGTGAGAAAGAATCGTTGGATATTTTTGGAAACGGATGAACGCGCTTTTAACGCATTTAACAGCATGAAAATCTCGAAATTCTTATCGAGTAAGAATCGTGCAAATATTGATCAAGTGGAATAACAGATGATACCATATTATTATAACAACCAATTGAAGAAGTACATTCTTCAGTTTATGAATATCTTTTCGGGTATTCAAGTCCAGGTAGGATCATCAAAACGAGGTGATGATCATTTAATCCAAGTACCTATCCATTTTTCACAGATGGATAAGGTTGCTGCCAATATTGCTGCAGGTGGTACCGCAAATAAACCCATTAGAGTTCCAGTTATGAGTTGTGATATCATGGCAATCCGGTCAGATCCAATGTCTAATGTAGGATTAAATCAAACATTCTCGCAAACGTACCTTCCACAAGGCGAGTACTTTGCTAATGGCGTTAAAACATTAGTTCGTCTGCGTCCAGCTGTATATACATTAGATATTGATCTTGCAATATGGACTAGTAATACTGACCAACATTTTCAGATACTTGAGCAACTCTTACCGGTATTCAATCCTTCTGTCCAGATACAAACCAGCGATGGTCAATTTGACTGGGGCAAGATTACGTTAGTTACCCTAGAAAGTTTGGCATTCAATAATAATTATCCTATTGGCACAGCTAATAGAGTAATTTTAACGAATATGCAGTTCTCGATGCCAGTTTATCTATCAGCACCTGCTGATATCCAAGATACATTTGTCAGAGATATCAAACTTCGGTTATCTGCCATGACGGACGATGAATTTAACAAAATGCTCGACAATGGTATATTAGATGAATTTGACGATACATTATCCGATTATCAAACGATTGCATCTGTAGATACGATCGTTGAACAAGCAGGGATCATAAC